CATTTCTGCTGGTTGTGCCAGCAGCAGCATATTGATGGACAGGAATGAAAGCCGGAGCTTCAAAGCTGTCTTCCATCTTCCGCAGCAGAGGGATCAGTTCCGAACCCACATACATGACACGACCAGCAGAAATGGTCTTGGTGTCAATCATGCGAGACCCGGTAATAACCTTGGTCTGCTTGGGAGTGCGGTTATTGTCGAGGATAATCGACAGCCGCATCAGGTCATCATATTCCACCACCGAAGGCGTAGCACCTTCACCAGTGATCGTGCCATTGGACGATGCAGAACCAGCATAAACAATGGTGTTTGCAGCAGCCAGAAGGTCGGCTTGCAGAACAGCTTCAGTAAGCTGAACAGCACCATTCACCATCTCACGGGACATATGCCCATAGAGTTCACTGTCAGAATCGAAGTCTAACGATTCTTTGGTGAATTCGGTAAAGAAGCCAAACTTGTGCAGTTGCCCCGAACGTTGCAGACGGGTGAAACCAACACGGTTCACACGGCCACCATTTTCCGTCAGGAAGGGCAGCTTGTCGTTAATCTTGCCAATGTCTTTGGACGAGCCATACAGGTTGCCATAACCCGGATTAGCACCCGAAGCACCAGTCAGAACAGCACCTTGAGCATCGATCCCTTGGGTCGAAAGGTTCTGATCATCCAGCAGCGGGACATAGACATAGACTTTGATTTCTTTACCGAAATGCTTCGGCATCGAAACCACATCAGCCAGAGGCATAAAGAATTGCTCTTTACGCGATTCTACAATGGATTTCTTCCACCAGTAGAACACGTTAACTTGGCTGGAACCTGCTCCCTCAATCGTAGAGGGAGTAGTATTGGGAGCATTATATTGATGCACCTTACTCTCCTAATTATCAAATGCGGAACGATCCCGCTTGTTTTTCAAATTCCTCATCACTCATGGATAGAGGATTAAAATCTGCCGGATTCGGTTTACTAGTATTAGTTCTAGTAGGAGCCGCAGCCCTAGCAGCTTCACTGTTCCTTACAGCAGGATTCGGTTTTGCAGAACGAGTATCAATTACTTGGCGTTGTTGAGTTTGTTTAGGTTCAGGTTTATTCTGATTATCAGATTTCCTGACTTGGTTCGTAGGAACCCCGTCAACAATCAATCGACCATTTTTATGAAGCTCGTCTCCAACCGATTTATACGCATCGAGGAAGACAGTGTTTTCGGGGATCACCCCAAGAAGCTTTAACCGTTCCATTTCATTAGTGATCTGTTCGTAGATACCACTCGATCTATGAACATCGATCAGCTTGAGAATCTCTGGTTCAGCGAACACTCGACTCTGACTGGTCCGATCCCACTGTTTATCGATGACTTCAATGGTTTCTCTGCCGGTTGCGGTAGACTGAACGTCTTTCAACACAGTATCGAAACGCATCTCTTCATCAGAGACAGTGTGCTTACCCGGTTTATAGTTGTTTTCTTCGGACATATCAAGATCAAGAGGATCGATCTGTTTGTCTTTCAGAAACTTTGCAATAGCAGCAGGGTCTTTCTTCTCAACATCAATGAAGTGAGTAAGCTTCTCTTCATTCAGCAAACCATTGTTTTCAAGCATCTTAACGAGCTTCAAAACAGGTTGAAGCTTCTGCATCCGTTGAGTGTAGTGAGCACCTTTCTGGATCAGAGTGATAGCTTCTTCCGCTGAGTTAAGAGTGATATTTTGGCCACCAGCCTTGATAGGGGTGCCAACAATTTTCTTGAAAGCTTCCTCATAGTTAATAGTCTGTTGCTGTTGTTCCTGAGCTTTACTCTTATCTTCAACAGTTTCATCACTCGATTTATTTTTATCTTCTTTTTCATCCTTCTGCTTATCAGAAGGTTTCTTGCCCTTATCTTTTTCTGTTTCTTGTTCATCATCAGGTTTATTCAGAGGATTATCTTTATCCTCTTTCTCCTGGTTCTCTTCATCTTTCTTTGTTTGATCCTTCTCAGAATCATCCTTATCATCTTTATTATCTTCTTCATTCTCATCTTTATCAGACTGAACCTCTTCAGTTTTTGAACCAGAAGAAGAAGGAGCCTCCGTCATGTTCATGACTTCTTCGTCAGACATGTTCAGAAGAGCTTCATCAGAGATTCCATTATCTTGAGTCTCTGTAACCTGATTATTGTTGGTTTGATCAGTATTCTGATCATTGGTTTGTTCATTGGTGTTTTCTTCGGACATGATCTTCAAGCTCCCAGAGAACCAGCATAATCAGAATCGAAATCAAGAGTAGTTTGACCATCTGCTTGCTGTTCAGCTTGCTGGAACAAATACTCTTCTCTCTGATCCTTGGCGCTATTCAAATCCAGTTCAGCTTGTTCACCATCACGGACAATATTCCGTAGGTATCTACGGAACGATCCAACACCATGCATGTCACGTTGGACTTCTTGTTTCTGGTTGTCATCAAGGACACCAGCACCATAGAGACCAACTAGACGAATAGCCTCTTGTTCAAAATAACCTTCAACAACAAGTTCTTTAAACAAAGGATTATCATATAATTCAATGGCTTTTTTAGCCTTATTAACTCTTTTCTCTGCTTCAGAGATACTCAGTTCGATTTGATCGAGTCCTGACATGCTTCCATTTCCTTACTAGTTTGGTTTATTTACCAAGGTTTAATGCCGAGTTCAAAGCAGGGTCTTGATTCCGGTCATAGTATTGAGAATTGATATTATGTGCAGGATTCATTCTGCCATTACCATCAAATTGTCTTCCAGCATTGGTTTCAGGTTGTTGAGCATAGCCTCTTCCAGCGAAATTAGGAGTGTCATCCTTGTTCTTGGAAAGCTCATTAAACCCTACCGCTGCTTCAATACTACCCGGTTTCTCTCCTTCTTTGGTCGGTTTTAGAAGTGCCTTGGTCACTTCTAAATTCTGGTTAGCTCTAGCTTGTCCACCCTGTTTTTCCAAATCTCTCGCATGTTTAGTTCCAGTTTCCTGTTCCACAAAATCAAGAGTATTCAGATCAGATTTGGTTCTGGATTCTTCAGCTTTAGCTCTATTCAATTCAGCCTGAGTTCTGAGTTCTTCAACCTCATAACGAAGTTTCTCATTCTCAAGCTGCTTACGTTCCTCATCCAAAGGATCAGGTTGAGGTTGGTAATTCTTGAGCATATGAGCCAGAGTAGGCATACGTTTCAATTCAGCAATTTGAGACAGAATAAGATTACGTTGCCCAAGGTCCATGTCAGGACCAATAGTTTGAAGCATAAATCCAAGGTCTTGTGCTTTAGCATTATCAACCTCGGCAGTGGAAATATCGACATCCAGATCAAAATGACCATGCAGGTCTTCTCGTCTGACCTTGACGAAAGTGTCATTGGTAACTCGAACGACTTCCTCTTCAGAGAGGAAATCCTGATTCATCATAACGATCTTTTGACCGATCTGCTGAACACCCTTAGCCAGTCTACGAAGAATAGCCATCTCACGCTTGGCAGCCGCATCCAGCATCCCTCTGATGCCCGCAGCTACATCACCATAGGCATTCCCAGACATGCCCCCAGAGAACGCCTTAACGCCTGTCAGAGCCTCTGCCTCTTGGTTCTGAAGGTTGACCATCAGCATGGCAGACTGAGGAATCTCAGGGAACTTATGCTCCACTACCCCTTGGGTAGGATGATTGGAGATCGGATTGTATTCATAATCGAGACCAGCTTCAAAGCGTCTCTTGTTGATGCCATCCAGCATCCCCTTAGCCATACCAGTCTGACCATTGGCAGACCGAGCTAACAGATCAATCATACCCCGAGTGACAGCGCCAAGAATTCTCTGGTTGTCTTCCAGAAGTTCCGCATCCGTCTCACCGAACAAGGAACGTTTGATCGGCATATAAGGAACCACCACAAAGGGAGGTTTCTGATCAGGGAAAGGATTCTTTTCTAAACGGATTAGAGTATCTCCAACCCAAGTAGCAACGATAGGAACTAACCTATCATTACCTTCAATATCCCATAAACCCCAATACTCATATGCTACAATACGTTTACGAGCTTCATCATTAAATTGAAAACTGTCAGGAGTATTGGTCTCATGATCAGGAGAAGCCAAAATACCTGCACTATTAAAATTAACATTATCAAGATTTTTATAACGTCCATCCTTCTTCAAATCTGCTTTTGAAGTTTCAAAGGACATAATGATAAAACGAGCTTTATCGATATCACCTTCACAAGAAGGATCGATAAAAATATTCTGAGGATTAATAATAGTAAGAGTAGGTTGGTTTACCAGAACCTTCTCTTCTTCGATAACGTTGGTTTCACCAGACTCCATAACAATTGACGGAGTTCCAGTTTCTTCAAAGTATCTAACAGCTTCCTGAACCAATGGGTCAAGATCACGATATGCATTGAAGTTTTCCTCTTTGAGTGCAACTGCTTGTTCAAAGACTTCTGCTTCTTCTTGAGATTGAATAGCCATATAAGTGTAAACAGGAACCGTTTTGGAAACAGTTTCAGTTTCTCTATTCCATCCCAGTCTTACAATAGAAGTGCCTTCATCTACTGTAGTTCGAACATATTCGTCAATAAATTTTACAGAATTCAACTTCGTTCTAAATTGCCAATTTAGAACAAGTTCATTTTGTCTAGCAGAGTCAAGGTCTTCCCACGAAACAGGAGAAACCTTGAACAGTTTGGTAGAGGAAAGGAACGGCTCAGTCAGAGCAGAATATCTCCACTCTGCCTGACGCCTGATCAGTTTCGGTTGAACCGAGCTTCGACCTTTGATCTGTTTGGGTTTTGCTGAACCAGTAACATCCCTAAGATTATTCCAATCCTTAATGCGTTGCATATGAGGATTCTGGCTGGTTTGAGCAGCCAAATAATCTTGTTTCAGATCACGAATGGAAGGAGCATTATTCCAATCGGTAAGCTTCGGGTCTTCGACACCGGGCTGTTGAAATGTATCAGCCATTTATTCTTCTCCGATCAGACCACGATCCATAGCGATTTGTTCGCCTAATGCTTTCAGGTCTCGTTCACACTGTCCAAGAGCGACCCTGAACTCTTTAACCAATTCTCGCCCCTCTGTAAGAGACTTGTCCAGTTGCGCTGCGTGATCCGCAAGACGGTCTCGCTCACCGGAGTTGGTTTCGGCCCAGCTACGATAACGGGTTGCACGTTCGTCTGAGGACCGCAACCGACGATCATAGTCAGCATGGATAGCAGCAATAGCTTCTTCATAACGAGCCTCAGCTTCCTTTAGCCTGTTTTCCAAAGCAATGGTTTCAAGCCTATGGGCAGATTCTTTCTGCCTGTTACTTTGCTCTATCTTGAGAGCTTCAGCAAGAAGAGTTGCTCTTTCTCTATCCCAAGCTTGTTGGGTGTTTTCAGCACCTTTTTTATAGGACCAAGAGGAAACTCCTCCCAACACTAATGCTGAGAGGAGTCCTGCTAGAACCCATTTGTTTGGGATAGGAAGCATTATAACCAATCCTCAGTTACAACTTTAAATCCCGGACATAGTTTGTTGGCATAATCATTATGCCCACTTACTTTAATAATACCAGGAATTTCCTTGATCTTCTTCCTAACAGCAAGTCTCTGTTGTTCAGTGAACCAATCAGAAAATTTACTGATACGATCAATAGTCTGACTTTCAATCATCAAGAAACCAAGAGTTCCTGAATTCTTTCCAATAACATGAGCACCGATAGTAGTAAATGGTCTTCCAGTATGGAAAGAACCATCAGGCATAAAAAATCCATGATAACCAAAGGTTTTAAATCCTCTGGCTAAATGCCATTTGGTAATCTCATCTTTGATCTGTTGAGGAGTTTTATTCTTATGCCAGTTACCAGTAACAGCAGCACAATGAAGAATAACTTCTCTAACAGGATACTTCTTGGTTCCTTGATAAAACATCTTAACCTCTTTTTCTATTTCTAAAGATTCGAAGAATTACATTAATTCTCCATTCACCTTCATGAGGATACCAAGGAGAAGTCCAAATATTATATTTATCCCTATCAATATCTGGAATGATCATCCATTGAAGTCTAAGAAGAAGATAACCACCATAGAAAGCCATAAAACCAAAAGTGATATTAGGAATCTCTCTACCAATATATCCTCGATAATCTATTGGCATATACATCCAATAGAAATGTCGTAGAGCTAATGCACCTACGACAAGAAGAATACCAGCAGCCAAATGCCATACAGCGTCTCTCATTTTCCAATGTAGAGCTATAGGCAGAAAACCACGGAGAACCAGAGCAGAACAGAACATGATTCCCGTTGCTGCACCAGCTTCAACCAGTTGGAGGAAGATGTTCATGTAAGCCTCGTTTTCTGTTCATGAATTCCTCAAGCACAGTTGTATATGCTTGTCTCTTTGGCTCGTTTTTTGCGAGCTTCTCTGCAATTTCTAGAACAGCTTTGTGCTCAGCACGACCTGCTTCAACTGCCATTCGAACTTTTTGCCAGCCTTCTTCTATACGCTTTTTGCGAGCACCGAAAGGCCACCAATTAACCATTATGGCTACCATTGGTTAATCCTCCACGATTAATGAGATCGCGTATTGTCTCATCTCTTTGTTTCAAGTTCTCTGAAAGCAGAGCATCAATTTGTGCTCTAAGTGCTTTCTTCTCTGATCTTTCTTCCCGTATGAACCAGAGGAGACCAAGGATCACCAGACCCGACCATCCATTGTTCAGAAGGAATGTCTCGATCCCTAGTCCCACAGCAGGTTCCATATCTAAGACCTCACAGGATCGTCTTACAAGCTCGTGTAGAAGCCACCCTGCATACCAGCGAAGTCACCTACGACAAAGGGTGCATTGGTCTCAGGATTCTTATCCCAGATCGACAGGAGCCTGTTCCCGTCATCGAACTCAGCATCCGGGTTGTCATAGTTGACATCATTGATCCGAAGCTGACCCTTCAGATTAAGCAAGGTTCCATTCTTCAGATATCTGGCCGAGTGGACCACAGCCCT